ATCACAAAAGTATTTCCTGCATATCCGTTTATTCAAGCAGGATTGGCTGCAGGTTTTGCAGCAGTCAATATTTCTAAAATTAAAAGTATCAATCCAAGTAGTGGCGGTGCGCCAAGTATTGGGAGTACAGGTGGCGGTGGAGGTGCACAAGCACCGAGTTTTAATATAGTAGGTGCAACTGAGACTTCACAATTAGCAGAAGCAGTAGCAGGGCAAGAACAACAACCTGTACAAGCATATGTAGTAGCAAATGATGTTACAACTGCACAAAGTTTACAAAACAATATCGTAGAGGGTGCAACATTGTAAGTGCAAAAAATAGAAATTAAATCGTTATAAAGATATGAGAATAGTAGAATTAATTTTAGATGAAACGCAAGACAACTTTGTTGAAGCGATTTCAGTAGTAGAATATCCTGCAATTGAAAAAGACTTTGTTGCTCTTAAAAGCCAAGAGTTTAAATTTGCAGAGCAAGATACAGATAAAAAAATACTTATTGGTCCCGTATTAATACCTAACAAACCAATATATCGCAAAAGTGGAGAAGATGAATACTACATCTACTTTAGTAGAGAAACAGTCCGTAAAGCCTCACAACTATACTTAAAACAAGGTAACCAAAGTAATTCTACTTTAGAACATAATTCAAAAATTGAGGGTTTGACGCTTGTTGAAAGTTGGATTGTTGAGGATAAAGAAAATGATAAATCAAATTCTTATGGTATGGACTTACCATTAGGCACTTGGATGGGGTCTGTTAAAGTTGATAATGATGAAATATGGAACGACTATGTTAAGACAGGAAAAGTAAAAGGATTTAGCATAGAGGGTTATTTCGCTGATAGAATGGAAAGACCTAAAGACCAAACTTTAAAAGACTTTAGTACTGATGAACAATTAGAAGAAGAAATGTTAGAGGAGTTGAATAGTGTATTAGAAGGTGTTGAATTAGAAACGTATAACGACTATCCTCAAGAAGCAGTAAACAACGCTAAAAGAGCAATAAAGTACAAAGAAGAAAAAGGAACGTCTTGTGGAACGCAGGTGGGTTGGACAAGAGCAGGGCAGTTAAGCCGAAAAGAAAAAATCAGTCGCTCCACGATTGCTCGTATGGCAAGTTTTAAAAGACATCAAGGAAGTAAAGATACTCCTTATGATGAGGGTTGCGGTGGAATTATGTGGGACGCTTGGGGTGGCTCTGCAGGAGTTGAATGGGCAATTAGAAAACTTAAACAAATTGACAAAGAGGAAATGTCAAATGAAATAATTATTGATGATAATTACGCAATAATTGATAACAGACTTGCATACGCATCACAAGAGTTAGCAGAACAAATAGCAGAGCAATTAGGTTGTGAGGGTTATCATATACACGAAATTGATGGAAAAGAGTGGTTTATGCCTTGTGAAAAACATTAAGTTATGCCATTACCAAAACCAAAACCAAACGAGAAACAAAAGGACTTTATACAAAGATGTATGCAAGACCCTAACATACAAAAAGAGGGTAAAACTCCTGAACAAAGATTAGGAATATGTTATTCAATTTATGAGAGCAAAAATAATAACTACTAAAAAAGTTAAGCCAAAAGTAAGACGTAAAGGCATACACGCTAAAAGTAAGACGAGTAAATTAAAGTCAAGTAAGAACTATAAGAAACTAAATAGAGGACAAGGATGATTAGAAGATTAAAAAAACTAAAACATTTTGTTACACCAAGCAGAACAAGTCCTAAAAATTCAAGACGAGCCTGTTTGTGTCCTGACGGAACTTATAGCAGTAAATGTTGTGACGGAAGTTTACAAGCACAAGGGATTGGTAGAATAACTAAAGAAGCAAATTTTTTATTGCAAGAAGATAGAGATTTTATACTACAAGAAAATAATTACAAAATAAAATTATAATGGCAGATAAAAGAATAAGTGAATTAACAGAGGTTGTTTCTGTTACTAATGAAGATATCATTCCAATTGTTAATGGAGGGCAAACTAAGAAAATTACTGTTGCTGATTTAGTAGCTTATAACCAATTAGGTTGGAATAGATTTGACGATACAGTTTATACTTCTTCTAATAAATTAAGTTTAGCTGATGGAGTTAAAGTAACACTACCTAACAACGGGGGTAATACTGTAACAAGTGGCGATTATACTTTTTATGATACTGCAACTAATAAATTTTTAGGAGTTAATACCAATGATGCTTATATACTAACTATTGTATTTAAGTCATCAGCATCAAACGCAAATAACACACATTTAGAATTTTCTTTAGAGGGTAGTGGGGACATAGAGAGAGTTAATCAGTCTATGGCGTATTACAAAGGAAATGACACAACACAAAACTTCCATAGTTTATTTCAGTATTATACTGATGCCGATTTCGTTGCTAATGGGGTAACACCAAAAATAACTGCAGTAGGTGGCAGTGCTTTAGTATGGGATATTATTTTCTTTATTCAAAGAACACAGAGATATATCTAATATCTTAAACGCAAAATGATAATAATTAATCGTTAAACTATAAAAACACATATTTATGAGTAATGCTACAAAAACACTTAACAAGGTTAAAGCGGTGCTTGGTCTTGAAGTAAAAATGGAGCAATTGAAAATGGAGAATGGTACTGTACTTGAAGCTGATAAGTTTGAGGCAGGAGAAGCCGTTTTCATTGCAACAGAAGATGAAAAAGTTGCACTACCTATTGGCGAGTATGAGTTGGAGGACAACAGAATTCTTAAAGTTGAAGAAGAAGGAATTATTGCTTCTTTAGCAGAAGAAGAAGAAGAAGTTTCCGAAGATGAAATCGTTGAGGAAGAAGTAACAGAAGAAGAACTTTATGTTTCCAAAGAAGAATTTGCACAGGCAGTTGATGAAATCAAAGCAATGATTGACGAAATCAAAGCAGGATATGGCAAAGACGAGGAAAAAGAAGAAATGAGCGAAGAAGTAGAAGTATCTACTGACGAGCAAGAGGAGCTGAAAGAGGAATTATCAAAACCTGCATCAGAGCCATTAAAACACAGTCCCGAAAAGACTGCACAACAAAAAGATATGGTACGCTTTGCACAAAAGAGACCACAAACAATTTTAGATAAAGTATTTCAAAAATTAAACAACAATTAAGATGAGCAATCAAAAATTAAATTTAAGTTCAGTTGTAACTCCAATTACAACTACCTATGCAGGAGAGTTTGCAGGTGATTACATTTCTGCGGCTCTTTTAAGTGGTAAAACTCTTTCTGAGGGTGCAATCACTATCAAACCAAATGTTAAATACAAAGAAGTAGTAAAGAAAGTTGCTTCAACTAACTTTATTGCTAACGCAGGTTGCGATTTTTCTGCTACTGCTGATGCTTTAACTTTAACAGAAAGAATTCTACAACCTGAAGAATTTCAAGTAAACCTTGAGTTGTGTAAGAAAGATTTCCGTTCAGATTGGGAAGCAGTTCAAATGGGATATTCTGCATTTGATAACCTACCTCCTAAATTCTCTGATTTCATTCTTGGTCACGTAGTTGCTAAAGTTGCTGAAAAAACTGAGCAAAACATTTGGGGTGGTGTTAATGCTAACGCAGGAGAATTTGACGGATTTACAGTTACTATGGCAGGAGATGCTACTGTAAATGTTGCTACTGCAGGTTCTCCGGCTTATACTTCTGGCACTATCATTGGAGAATTATCTAATGTTGTAGATGCTATTCCAAGTACAGTTTATGGAAAAGAAGATTTAACTATCTATGTTCCTACTGTTGCTTTACAAGCTTATGTTAGAGCTTTAGGTGGTTTTGGTGCTTCAGGATTAGGAGCCGCAGGTACAAATGACCAAGGAACACAGTGGTACAATATGGGTAATGCACTTTCTTTTGAAGGTATTAAAATCCAACACGCACCCGGTATGCCATCTAACCACATTGTTGCAGGAGAAGCTTCAAACTTGTTCTTCGGTACAGGATTGTTAAGCGACCACAACGAAGTTAAGTTGATTGATATGGCAGATATTGACGGAAGTCAAAATGTTCGTGTAGTAATGAGATTTACTGCAGGAGTACAGTACGGAATTGGTAGCGATTTAGTACTACAAACTTTATAATAATTAACAATAACATAGAATTAGGGTAGGTTGGAATAGTCTTGCCTACCCTTTTTCTTTTAAAAAAATAAACTTATGGCGTGTACATTAAACAAAGGAAGAACAGAGCCTTGTAAAGATAGTGTTGGTGGTATACAAGCAGTATATTTCATTGATTATGGTACTTTAGGTACTATTTCTTATACTGACCCTTTAACACAAGCTGAAATTACTGATTTTGCAGGTACTCCAACTGCTTTTAAATATACATTAAAAGGGACAAGTTCTTTAGAGCAAACAGTTACATCAAGTCGTGAAAATGGAACTACATTCTACGACCAAATTGTAAACTTATCATTTAAAAAACTTTCAGTAGAAAGTAATGAAGAATTAGCACTTATCGCAGTAGCAAGACCTCACGTTATTGTAGAAGATAACAACGGGAACTTTATGTTAGTAGGCAAAGAATTTGGTGCTGATGTTAATGGTGGTACAGTAGTAACAGGAGCCGCTATGGGCGACCTTTCAGGATATACTTTGACTTTACAAGGTATGGAAAAGAAACCTGCAACTTTTATTAACTTCGGAGATTCAGACCCATTAGGAACTGCAGGAGTTACAATTTCATCAAGTAATATAACTGATATCTAATAGTAATTTGTTTTCATTAGAAAGAGACGACCCTATAAGGTCGTCTTTTTTTTATCTCCTTATGCAAAAAGATTAAATTTTATCGTTATATAAGTATGATAGTATTTACGACAAGTACAGGAAACCAAAATTTGTATTTCATTCCAAGAGTTTATCTAACAAGTGGTGTTACATTAACGCTTACTGACGATATTACTTTTGATAATGCTACAAACACTTCTGCTACATTTACAAGAGAGGGCGACTACATAAAAGGAGAAGTATCGTTTTCCAATTTAAAAGAAGATAGATTTTACACTTTAAGATTTGTGAGAAATTCTGATAGTGAAGTTTTATACAAAGATAAATTATTTGTAACTAATCAAACCATTGAGCAAGTTAATGGCGATTTATATTCTATAAATAATGGAGAATACATTGAGCAAGAAACAAGCAACAATGATTACATAGTATTATGAGAAAACAAAAACAACAAGGTAAGATTAACATTGTTAATTTAAGCAACTATGTTTCGCCTGATATTAAAGTACAAAAAACAAAGGAGTGGGTAACATATGGTCATAACAATGATTACTTTAACTACTTAATTGACCGATATAAAGGCAGTCCTACAAATAACGCTATCATAAACGGTGTCAGTCAAATGATATACGGAAAAGGATTAGATGCTACTGATAGTAATAGAAAGCCTGATGAATACGCACAAGCAATAGTTTTATTTAAGAAAGAAATTGTACGCAAATTAGTTTACGATTTAAAACTTATGGGTCAATGTGCAATACAAGTTATTTATTCAAAGGATAGAACAAAGATTGCGCAAGTAGAACATATGCCTATTGAAACACTTGCAATGGAAAAGTGCGATGATGACGGAGAGATTAAAGCATTTTACTATTTTCACGATTGGGAGAATATTAAACCAAGTGATAAACCTCAACGTATTCCTGCATTTGGTACGAGTAAAGAAGCAATAGAAATTTTATATGTTAAACCTTATGTTGCAGGACATTATTACTTCTCGCCTGTGGATTATCAAGGTGGTTTACAATATGCAGAATTAGAAGAAGAAATAGCAAACTACCATATCAATAACATAATGAATGGTCTTGCTCCAAGTATGTTGATTAACTTCAATAACGGAATACCAAACGAAGAAGAAAGAGAACTAATTGAAAGAAAGATATTTGAAAAGTATAGTGGTAGTTCTAACGCAGGTAAATTCATTTTAAGTTTTAATGAAGGTACAGACACTCAAAGTAACATAGAAGCAGTACAATTAAGTGATGCACACAATCAATATCAATTCTTATCAGACGAGAGTATGCGTAAGATAATGGTATCACATAGAATTGTTTCTCCAATGTTGTTGGGTATTAAGGACCAAAGTGGTTTAGGAAATAACGCTGATGAATTAAAGACTGCAAGTACATTAATGGATAACACAGTTATTAGACCATTTCAAGAGTTGTTATTAGATGCTTTTGATGATATACTTGCTTTTAACAACATATCGCTTAACTTATATTTCAAAACATTACAACCTTTAGAGTTTACAGAAATTGATAGTGAACTTATTGATGATGAAACACAAGAAGAAGAAACAGGAGTAAAAATGTCGCAAGAAATAGAACTTACAGATGAGTTATCTATTGCAATTATTAATAATCTACAAAGTGACGAAATAGGAAGCGAATGGGAGTATGTTGATGAAATTGAAGCCGATGAAGATATTGATGAAGATACTTGGGTAAACTATTTATTAAGACCAAAAAGAAATTTAGCACAAAAATTTGCTGATACTGTTACTGCAAAACCAAGCGGGTTTAGTTATTTAGATAAATCATTTTACAAGATACGATACAAATACTTTGAGAAATATCCAAGTGCAGATAGTAGAGATTTTTGCCAACAAATGATGTCTAAAACAGATAGTCAAGGATTTCCCGCAGTTTACAGATTAGAAGATATTGATAAAGCAAGTAGAGAGGGAGTAAATAGTACCTTTGGACATAAAGGACAACCTTATGATTTGTTTAAATATAAAGGTGGACCATATTGTAAACATATTTGGAAGAAAGTACTATTTAGATTAAAAGACAAAACAATAGAAAGTCCTGAATTTAGCGACTACAAGCGAACTCGCACTATTCCTAAAAGCTACAACATAGAGCCAAGAGGTAGTAAAGAAGCGAATATAGCACCAATAGATATGCCTAATAACGGACATCACCCAAATTGGAACAAATAATATGGCAACAGCACTATTCATAACACCAAAAGATTTAAAACAAAACTCCTTTATTGACGGAAACGTTGATACAGATAAGTTTATTCAGTTTATTAAAATCGCACAAGAGATACATATACAAAACTATTTAGGTGGTGCTTTGTATGATAAGATTACACAAGAAATTTTAAATGGAACCTTATCAGGAGATTATTTAACTCTTGTTCGTGACTACATAAAAGATATGTTGATACATTTTGCTATGGTAGATTACTTACCTTTTAGTGCATATCAAGTTGCTAATGGTGGAGTATATAAACATAATTCTGAAAATAGTACAACTGCAACTAAATCTGAAATAGATGCCCTTGTAGAAAAACACAGACAATTCGCACAATTCTATACAAGACGTTTTATTGATTATATGTGTTTTAACAATAATTTATTTCCTGAATACAATCAAAACCAAAATGGAGATATGTATCCTGATAGAGAAGCAAATTTCGTAGGATGGGTGTTATAAAAAGAAAAAGTAAGCCAAAAAAGAAAAATATAGAACTTTTAAATAAATTTCTAAAAAAGAAAGAAAATGGGGTACGGAAGCATATACAGTAGCACATATTGGGGTTACGTTGAAGAAAATGGATGGGGTGGAATTTATTACGACCTTACAATATGATAAGTAATATTGCACAAAAAATATCAAAGCAAAGAATAAGTAGAGGTAGCACATCTGAAAAGCTAATACTTAATTGGAGGCACTATCATAGTAACACTTCTACTAATACTTTATATGATAATGGTATGTCTACTGCCTTCCCTTATCCGTATGGGACAGTACCTATGCCTTTTGATTGTTATGTTTCAAGCGTTACAATTAGTGCTAATAAGTATAGTACTTATGGTACGCCTGATGGTAGTAGCGCAACTGTTTATATTTACAAAAATTTAAATACTTTAGTTACTTCTAAAACATTAAGCTATACGCCAAGCGAGGGAATGATTTTAACTTTTAATTTTGATGTTAATGCACCAATAAATGCAGGAGAAAAATTCTTTGTTAGATGGTATGCAAATGGACTTTGGCGATATATGGCAAGTACAATAATTATAACTGAAAGATAATGAGCAACCCGATATTAGCATTAATACCAAGTGGATATAAAAGTGGTAAAGTATATTCTATTTTGCCAAATGATGCAAGTGGAGATTTTGACTTTGATAGAGCAAGTGAGGGTACAAGAGTACGCAAAGATGGATTAATTGAAGAAGTTGCAAATGATGTACCAAGATTAGATTGGTATAATAGCAACTGTCCGAGTTTACTTTTAGAGCCACAAAGGACTAATTTAGTTTTATATAGTGAGGAATTTTCGGGTACTAATTGGACTACCGTAAACACATCATTAACGTCAAATACTGTTATTTCTCCTGATGGTACAATGAGTGCAAATACACTTCAGAGAACTTCAACAAGTGCAAGTTATAGAGCGCATAACATTGGCAAATCAGCAAGTGCAATAACTTATACTACTTCAACATTTGTCAAGCAAGGTTCAGACAATTATTTTGCAATGAGGGCGCAAGGGAGTTACCCACAACGCGTTGATATTAGATTTCGTTTTGATACTGAACAAATTTATTATGCCAATGCCATTTCAGCGTTTGTGTTGTTAGATTATGGCGTTGTAAATTACGGAAATGGTTGGTATAGGATTTACTTTACTTATACAACAGACACACACACAAATTTAAGTATTACTTTTAGTCCTCGAGAAAGCGATGGAAACATTGACAGTTCTGATACATCGTTAACATCGTTTGCATACGTTTGGGGTGCGCAAACGGAACAAGGTAACTATCTTACAAGCTATATAAAAACAGAAGCAAGTACAGAAACAAGGTTAGTAGACAATTGTAATTTGCTTAATCAAACTTTATTTACTAATTATCCTTTTACAGTTTATGCAAAGGCAAAAGTTGAGGCAATAGATAATGTTGTTTTTAGTTTAATTGATAGTACAGTTTCAAACAAATACTTATCTTTTTATTTTGCAAGTAGTACGCAAGTGGGAGTTTTAAGGAGAGATGCATCAAATAATGATAGTGATTTTTATAACTTTACTTATTCTGTTGGAGATACTATTAAGGTTGCAGTAGCTTTTATTAGTGATACTGCTTATAAGTTATACGTCAATGGTACTGAATTAGCTGATATAACAAGTGGATTATCTATTCCTTTTGACCATAATGATATTACTTTAGGGCAACAAAGAATTGTAAGTGATAGTGGAACAAGAAATAGTATTGATGATTTTAGAGTATTTGATTACATATTAACAGATGCAGAATTAACAGAAATAACAACACTATGATAAAAGTAGGAAAATACGTTTTTGATAGCGAGGAACAAGCTAAAACTAAAATAAAGGGTTTAGGAGTTGAAAAAGATGAGAATGGTATAGAGTATCCTACTCACTCTCACGCTATTGTAATTTTAGGACACGAAGTAATAGAAGAGGGAGAAACTGATGCAGAGGGTAATGTAATTAAAGAAACTGTGTTAAGTGATAGATTTTTAATTGATGTAGTATGGAATGATTTAGAAGAACATCCATACGGTTGGAAGTCTTATGCAGTTACACCAAGTGGAGAGCCATTGCATAATTTTTATGGTATAGATTATTTAGAAAATAAAATGTAAAAAAAATGATTAAAGCATTAAGATATATAGCAGACAAATTAGAGCAATTTAAGTTTTATCTTATAATGAAATGGAACAGATTACTAAAAAGCCTAATGTTATGAGTATAAGCGATTTGAGATTAGCTATATTTAATGCTATCAGTTTAGGTGTTAGTTTTACAACAGTAGAAAATAGTTTGAAGATTATTTTACTATTGGCTTCAATAATATATACTGTTCAGAAAATTTATGAAACACATAAACAGAAAAATAAATAAAGTTATTGTTCATTGTACTGCAACTCCTAAAACAATGGATGTAGATGTTGAAGCAGTAAGAAATTGGCATCTTGAAAGAGGTTGGTCAGATATTGGTTATCATTTCTTAATTAAGTTAGACGGAACAATACATAAAGGCAGACCTTTAGAAAAAATAGGCGCACATACAAAAGGTCATAATACTAATAGTATAGGTATTGCATATGTAGGCGGTATGAGTGAAGATATGTCGTCAAGTGAAGACACAAGAACGCAACAACAAAAAGATAGTTTAGAATACCTACTTTGTTATTTAAAGATATTATTTTCAGAAGCTAAAATTTACGGACATAGAGATTTCAGTACTAAAGCGTGTCCAAGTTTTGATGCTAAATCTGAATATGAATGGATAAGTAATCAATTTTAATATGCCCGGCAAGTATAAAGAAAAACACGGAACAACAAGAGTAGGAGATGCTATTCGTTGGTTAGTTAAGCAAGGTAAAGAGATTGCTCCTGACATCTTAGATGTTGCAGGGAGTATAACAGGTATTGAAAGCCTTAAAACACTTGCAGATAAGATTGAAGGCAGTACACAATTAAGCGAAATAGATAAAGAATTACTACTTGAGGAGTTACGCTATGATATGCTTGAAATGGAAGAAACCACAAAGCGTTGGCAATATGATATGCAGAGCGATAGTTGGTTAAGCAAAAACATTAGACCTTTAAGTTTAGCGTTCTTAACATTAACATTATTTATTTACATTATTTTAGATAGTTCTATACAAGGATTTCAAATAAACCCTAATTGGATAGACTTACTTTCTTCTTTATTATTATTAGTTTATGGAGGTTATTTTGGTATGCGTAGTGCTGAAAAAATAACTAAACATTGGAAAAAGTAAACTTTTCTTTACAAATGCTTGATTTTCTGAAAAAAAGAATATAACTTCGCTAATGTTAATATAAGCAAAAAGGTTTTGCAAAGTGCAAAAGAGCAAAACCGTTATATAAATATAATTAAGCAATAAAACTATACTATGAAATTTGACCTTAAAATTGAACATTTAAGCAAGATTGATAAAAAAGAAGAAAAAGACATTTATCATCTAACATTCAAAACTTACAATGCACAAATTACAGGCAAATTTGAAAGGTCTGAAATTCGGCATATGATTGAGTTATTAGACCACGCAATTATCTAATGCCTAAGCAACCAAAACGTAGTACACTAATTAAAAAAGCTGATACAGTATTTTCACAATACATAAGAAAACGATATGCAAATAAAGATGGAATTGCAGAATGTTTTACTTGTGGAAAGAAAGACAATTGGAAGAATTTACAATGTGGACATTTTATGAGTAGGAAACATTATTCTACTCGTTGGGACGAAACAAATTGTCAAGTCCAATGTTCAGGTTGTAATGTTTTTAGGTGGGGAGAGCAATTTAAGTTTGGTAGAAATTTAGATATTAAATTAGGTAAAGGTACTGCAGATAGTTTAGAGCAAAAGAGTAGGCAAATAATGAAGTATAGTAGTATAGATTTATTAGAACTTATTAAACATTACCAAAAAAAAGTTGCAGAGTTATAAAAATTTAGTATATTTGATTGTCTATTAAGTTATCTTTTACTTGTTTTACGAAAGGTGGGGAAATTTTTCCTCACTTTTTTTTTGTTTTATTATAATTTTTTTATATCTTTATGTAGATAATTTTAAAAGATAACAAATATGACACATTATGAAGACGTAAAACGAGCAACTAATCCACAGATTGTAGATTTTTTAAATGCAAGAATTGAAGCTTTAGAAAAACGAGTAGAATTTTTAGAAGCACAATTAGATGTAGTAACACAAGAAAACTTAAACAATAATAGATATGAATAGAGAGAAACTAACAGAGTTATATAAAAAGTATAACTTAACAAAAGATGACTTTTTTAAGCATCAACACTACACAATTATTACAAGACAAGGTATCGATAAGATACAAGCTCTTGAGCAAATGAATGTACATTATGAAGTAATAAGATGTGAGCCAAATTTTGCAGTATTTAAAGCACTTGCAGAAAAAGAGGGTAAAAGTATAGAAACATTTGGTAGTGCATTAAAAGGCGATGGCTTTAAAGACGGAAATACTAATAGTTGGTACGTTGCAGAAATGGCAGAGAAACGAGCAATGAGCCGAGCAGTCTTAAAATTAACAGGCTTCTATGAATTAGGAGTCTTCGGAGAAGATGAAAGTGAAAGTTTTAAAAAACCTAATAATTAATAAATATGAAAAACAATGAATTAGTAAAAGGAATGTATGTAAAAGAGGGAGATGTTGATTGGGTGAAATCACGTATCGAGTTTGACGTTAAAGAATTTAGTCAAATGCTTATTACTTACAAAGATGTATTTGAAGCAAACAATGGTAAAGGTAAAATTGACATTTGTTTGAGTAAAGGTGGTAAATTGTATGCAACATTAAATACATTTAAACCACAACCAAAAGAAGAAGTGTCTGTAAAAGAACATTTATCAGAAAGAGAAGAACCTGCTGATTTGCCATTTTAACCAAATAACTAACCAAGAAAAAGAGGGTGCTACAAAAAAGTATCCTTTTTTTTTGCTAAAAATTTTTTTTATTAAATTTTTTTAAATACTTTTATATAAACTTAAAGATATGTTAATAGAATTTCAAAACTTAAAAGACAAACTAAAAGACATTAGGTCAGGCAAAATTAAAGAGGGAGAAAAAATAAATGTACAAGAGATTGATGAGTATTTTAGATTTAAAGAGGGTAACTTTAATGTTGTATTAGGACACGCAAACGTAGGAAAGACAACAGTAATTTTATACTTAATGCTTGTATATGCTAAAAGATTAAACAAAAAGTGGTTAGTATTTAGTAGTGAAAATGAGCCACATAGCATAGTAAGAAAGTTATTAGAATTTTTAGAACAAAAACCTATTAATAAGATACAAGATGCAGAGTTTGAAGAACATTTAGAATTTATTAATAATCATTTTAAAATCATAGATACGTCAAATTTATTTACATACAGAAAATTAATTGAACTTGCAACTGCTATTAAGAATGCTTGGGACTATCAAGGACTACTTATTGACCCTTACAATAGTTTAATTAAAGAGCCTGAAATGAGTAAAAGTATAGGTGGACACGAATATGATTATCAAGCTACAACAGAAATAAGATTATTTGCTAAAAAGTATAATATAGCAGTATGGTTAAATACACACGCTAACACAAATGCTTTAAGAATAAAACACCCAATAGGACACGAATATGTAGGACACCCAATACCACCAATGGCAAGTGATGTAGAGGGCGGTGGTAAGTTTGTAAACCGAGCAGATGATTTTCTTGTAATACATAGATATATACAACACCCTACGGAATGGATGGTTAGTCATATTCACGTTAGAAAAGTTAAAGAAATTGAAACAGGAGGAAGACCTACTCCAATTGATGAGCCAATTAAATTAAAAAGTATAGTTGGTAATGTAGGTTTTGAAATAGATGGACAACCTATTTTAGATAAACCAATAAGAGAACAAGCTAATATCCCTTTTTAATGAAACAGAAAAAATATACACAAGAACAAAGATTATTAAAATTAGAAAAAGCAGTTGCTAATTTATCAGTATTAGTACAAGCTCTTATTGATAAAGTTGTAAAAGATGAACGGAGTACAAATTGATATTGTTTTCATTAGTGGTATAGCATTTGGCTTTATGCATTCAGAGTATGAAGATAGAGTAGAGTTTATACTTTTGTTAAGTGTAATTGGAATAAGATTTACGTTTTGGTAAGTATTTTAGAACTTATTGCTAAAGACCACAAGAAGTGGTTAAGAATTGTTAAGTCTTTTGGATTAACTGATGATGCAGAAGATTTAGTACAAGATATGTATATTAAAGTAAATGAATGGAATGGCAAGTATGATAAAACATTAATGTTTAATAAAACAGAAGTTAATCACTACTTTATATTCCGAGTATTAAGAAATATGTTTTTAGATAAGTGTAAGAAAAAAAACATAGAAACTAACATAGAAGATTACCACGAGCCAAAAGCAAATAGTTTATCATTTGAATATATAGAGCAATTAGATGTTATACAAGATGAAATAAAATCTTGGCACTTATATGATAGAAAAATCTATGAACTAATATATGTTGAAGGATATAGTATGTTAGAGTTAAGTAAATTAACAGGTATTGATTACTATTCAATATATAGAACAAAAAACAAGATAGAAAAATTACTAAAAGATAAAATGCAATAATGAACTACAATAGTGATTTTAGATATGATTTAGAAGTAGGTCAAATTAAAGAAAAAGAGTTAGCAGATATTTTTGCTAATAAAAAAATAGAAGTAAAATACGACTTACAAGCAACACAAACAGGAAATGTATTTGTTGAGTATCAATCAAGAGGAAAGAAAAGTGGCATATCTAAAAGCCAAGCTGATTACTATTGTTTTGCTTTTGGAGATAGTTTACATTTATTACCAACTAAAGTACTTAAAGAAAAGTGTAGAAAATATATTGGCACAAATAGAGATGTCAAAGGCGGAGATAATAATACATCAACAGGTATACTGTTACCTATAAAAGAATTGTTATGAAATTAGGAGATTTAGTTTACTATTTTACTTATTACACAGGCATACGTTGGCTTGTAAAAAAAATCACAAAACAACTAAAGATTGAAGATTGTGGTTGCGATAAGCGTAGAGAAGAATGGAATGATATTAAAATTAATTTAGACGACAAATGGAAGAAATGGATAGATTAGATTGGTATAAATTTATCAATACATTAAGTGATACGATTTCAAAAAATGAATTTGAATTAATTTGTAAGTTACACGCAAAGTATTATAATCATAGATACTATAAACCTTGTACTTGTAATCCTAAAACAATTAAATTGTGGATTTCGCAGTTAAACGATAAGTATGAACAAAATACAGAAAGTAAATAAATTTGAAAAAGCATTAGTTGAATTGTTAAATACTTTTGATGATTGGAAGTTAGAATGGGTAGGCGACCAAAATTTATGTTATGATGCTAAAGGTTATACACCAAAAGGAGAAAAGTGTGTAATTGAATTCAAATTTAGAAAAACATACTACGATACTAAACTATTAGAAAAAAAGAAGTATGAAGCATTAATGGACTTACCTAATGATGTTGTAAAAATATATTTTGTATCAGACCCGAAAGGCAATTATTGGTTTTGGCTTAATAAGTTAAGCGATATGAAAGTATTTGAAAAGAGTTGTCCTACTACTTCTTATTGGAATAATCAAAAAACTACTAAAGAAATATACTTACTATCAGAAGATTTAGCAAGTATGATACAAAAAAATTAACTTTTTTTAAACTTTTTTATTAAAAAATTTTGATAATTGTTTGATTTACCTTATCTTTAGATATAGATAATAATTAAAAGATAAAATTGAATACTAAAACAAAATAAATATGAAATTAATAGACAAACTTACGGGAGAGAATAAAGCAAAGTTAGCTTATGAAAATCTTAGATTTCCACTATTAGTAGGAAAAATTACTAATGCATTAGAGAAATATGAATATGTTGAAGATTTGCCTTACGGAATATGGAGAGATGCAAAGATGTTAATGCCTTATTTATCAAGTCCTTACGAAATGTTTTATGAATAGAAAGATTGAGAATTTGAAAGATATGTGTTATCATTCTAATATCTCTTTACTATCAGAAATGGTATTAGATGCAATTAAAAAAAATGATAGCGATAATTTACAAAAGATGTCAAAAGCAATAACAGAGATAGCCTTTTATGTAAATAATCTTCAAATAGATAGATGGGCATATAACAAATCAATAGAAGAATATAGATTAGATAAAAACAGAGCAATAGAAAGAGCAAGAAAAGCAGAAAAAAAAGCAGAAGAATTAGAGGATAAATTAAAAAAATTTAATATCTTTAAGTAAAATTAGTAATTATGAAAGACAGAATAGATTATTACATTTATGAACTTGACGAGATAACTTATTGTAGAACTTGTGATACTGAAACAAACGGGGAAACGTATTGCTCAAAAACTTGTTACGATTATGACCTTGAATAAGATAACATTATTAGACCAAAAAGAATACGACAAGAAAGAACTTGTTAAGAAAATGTATGATGATGAGTTCTATTACGGAGAACTTAATCAAATAGCATTAAGTAGTAGTAGTATAAAATTACTATATGATAGTCCAAAGAAGTATTATTATGTTACAAAATATGGTAATCAATCTTCACAAGGATTGCGAGATGGTTGGTTGCTACATTGTTTGTTATTAGAGCCTGAAAAGTTTCACGAACAAATATTTGTAGATGTACAAAGTAAAAACTCAAAAGCCTATAAAGAAGCAGTAGAAGAATATGGTACTGTATATACTGCTAAAGAAAAAAGTGATGCTGAAAGGTTAGCTGATGCTATATTAAAAAATGAACAAGCATTAAGACTATTAGGAGATAGTCAATATGAAATCCCTATTATTGGAGAAGTATTAGGTATGCCATTTCGAGGAAAAGCTGATATCCTTAGTAAAAACGGAATTTGCGACATCAAGAGTACTGCAGATATTAAAGCATTTCCTTATAGTGCAAAGAAGTACGGATATGATATACAAGTTTATTTATACTGTAATTTATTTGATATAGAATTTTACGATTTTAGATTTTTAGTAATAGATAAAGGCAGTTTAGATATTGGTATTTGGGATTGTAGTTTAGATTTTTATTTAAGCGGAGAAGAAAAAGTAAAACAAGCAATACAAACTTATAAAGAGTATTTTTTAAATAAAGAAATAGAAGTAAACGATTATGTAATAAAAGGAACGTTATGACAGAATTTGAACAAACAGTATGGTTTTTTGAAAAAGAATTTGGTTTTGAATTTTTAGTTGAAACAAGAAAAAGAGAATATGTAGAAGCGAGAGCAACTCTTATCCATTACTTATATAATTTTAAAAAGTTAGGTTTAACAGAAATATCTAAACTTATCTATGCACATTCAGGTTGGAAGATTAATCACGCAACAATACATCATTCAATAAAAAACCAACCTATATATTCAAAATACAATCCAAAGTTAGACGAAGTATTAAGAGCGATAGTAGGATACTTTGATAAAGATGCAGATAAGATACAATACATTAAAAATACTATTACAAGATTACCAAGTGAGGTAATAGACGAATTACACCAAGATGTATTAGATGCTTATGCAGAACAACTTGAAAGAGAGTTAGTTATAAAATTAGAAGAAAATATCGTTATATAGTTATGAAAGTTGAAAAAGTAAGTATAAGTCAAATAAAAATAAATCCTGACAACCCTCGCATAATTAAAGACTACAAATTTAGTAAACTTGTTAAAAGCATAAGAGAGTTTCCTCAAATGTTAAGACTGCGACCAATAGTTGTAAACAATGAAAATATTATACTCGGTGGCAATATGAGATACAAAGCATCAGTAGAAGCAGGATTGAAAGAAGTGTTTATTGTTAGAGCAGATGATTTAACAGAAGAACAACAACAAGAATTTATAATTAAAGACAACGTAGGTTTTGGAGAATGGGATTGGGATTTGCTTGGCAACCAATTTGAGTATGAGCAATTAGAAGAATGGGGTCTTGATGCTATAAAACACGATTGGGATGATTTAGATTACATTGAAGAAGCGGAGAAACCACAAGTAGCAGACGATAGAATAGTA